TTTTTATTTCATTAAGAAGTTCGAACGAACTCTTAATTTGGAAAAACCAAAAGTTGGCAAAAATGATTATCAGTAATTATTAACGTTTGTAACAATGGCAGTTGCGTATCTGCCTTACCAAAAATGACTATATGGAAGAAGAAAAAAAGGTAGACGGCGAAACCTTAGTAGCCGAGGGAGAAGGTGAGACCCCTATAGAGACACCAACGGAAGAGCAAGTCGACTTAGAAGATTTAAAAAAGAAGGCGTCTGCTTACGAAGCCCAGAAAGTCCGGGCGGAAAAAGCAGAACGAACTCTTAAAAAATATATGAGTATGCCTGCTCCTGAAGTAGAAAGTTCAGTTGACTCCGTCGCCCTAATAAAGTTGGGCAAGAAGTTAAAAGATTTTTCCGAAGAAGAGCTTGATTTTGCAGTAGACTTTGCCAAATCGAAGAAGCCGGATGATATTCTGAAGGCTTTAGAGAATACTTATGTCCAAGCTGGAATTCAGGCTCAAAGACAAAAGGTCGAAAAAGAGAAAGCATTAAAACCTTCTGGTACTCAGTCCGTGTCTGACAAGCCGAAAACTTTAAGTGAACAACTCAGGGACGCTCCATTGAGCGATAAAGAAGAAATTCTTAAAAAAATGGGGTTGTATAAAGATTTTAAGCCGAGAGCAGACGGAAGAAGTATTGGAAGATAAAAATAATGACACAAGTAATATCAAATGATGTTTCTGCGATTACACCTGAGGTGTGGTCTACAATGGTACAAGTACCGTTGTATAAATCACTAGTAGCCTTGGATATAGTTAATATGCGTTCTGAAGTAGCTGAATACGGGAAGACAATCCACATTCCTAGATTTGGTAACCTCTCCGCTACTACCTACACTCCTGGCACTACTATTTCAGCAGTAGCTTCCGACTGGGCATTTGACAACTTGGTAGTCTCTACATACTTGGTAGCCCCATTTTATGTAGATGATGTTCACCGAGTTCAAGCAAATGTTGACCAAGCTCGTGAGCTTGCGACTGAAGCAGCCTTTCGTATCAAGAACCGAATCGACACCGATGTCCTTAAAAACATCACCGGTGCGGATGGATTCATGCCTGCTAACAACGATGACATCGGCCTTGCCACAAACAACGCCCCTGTCTCCGCTGGTTCTGCAAACATAATCAACGTGTTCGCTGGTGCGAGAAAGTTTCTACGTGATCATAACGTAGAAGAGCGTGGGGACTGGTGCACCATCTTGACACCTAAACTCGCCCAAATGGTTGAAGTGAAAGCTGCAACCGTCGGGTTTAACGTGGCAGATGCTACCCTAAGGAATGGATACATGGGAGATTTCATGGGCTTCCAAGTCTATGTTTCAAACAACCTTCCTTCCGGTAACCTCTCCGCTATCGCTCCTGCAGCTGGTAACGGAATCGTTGGTGGTCCATCTGGAGGTAACGCCTCTGGTACGACCCCTGGTCGAGCTACCTATTTCGGCAGAAAAGGAACTATCGACTTCGCCTGGCAAAAAGCTCCAGCTATGGAGATCAAGGAGAAGGACGACATGTTGGGTGCTAACTTCATCTTCTGGACAGTATACGGTTCTACCGTTACTACCAAGAATCGTGAACGAGGTATCAACCTTTCGATGCCAACAGCCTTTACAGGCTAACGCCGCTGGGCTTACGCCGACAGGCTAATTGTTTGGCTATCTCGTCTCCAATCCTCAAAGAGGAAGAAGAGGTAGCCAATTGAGGAAACAATATGAACTATAATCGAAAACTCGCCAAATGGCGTTTAACTAGACAATTTAAGTATGTTCTGGAAGTGGACAAGATCATGGCAGAATATGCGACTCGAACCATCCTAGATGGGGGCAGTGAAGAATTCAAAGCTGCTAGCCGCAAGCAACTAATCAATCTCCAAAACGACATCAAGTCGAAGGAAAAATTACTAGAGTTCTTACAAGAAGTAAAATAAAACATGAAAATAATGTTCATCCTGGACCGTCCCGACGCGTATGTGCACGGGATCTGGTTTCATCGAATTCGAAACCCTGGAGAAGCCCTGGAGCGCAGAGGTCATGCGGTCAAGCAAGTTTCGATCGGGGGAGAATTTAAGGAAGAGTTTTTGCAATGGCCGGACGTAGTGGTATTCGGCCGGGCCTACCCAAACGAATATGATCCAGCTAAGTGGATGCGGGAGTTCAAGAAAAGAGGCAAGAGAGTTATCTACGATATGGATGACGACTTTTGGGAAGTGACCAAAGACAATCCTTCGCGGGCAGTATCCAATGCCTTAAAAGATCAGTACGAAGGTATGATCCGCGAAGCTGACGCGATCATAACGCCATCTCCCACCCTCGCCAAGAAGTTTAAAAAATACTTTAAGAAAAGAATCTCTATCTGTCCGAATGGAGTTGACGTCCTGGCGATTACGCAAGGCGGTGGAATAAATCCATGTTCGTATATCGAACGACCTCATCAAAATAAACCCTTAACTATTGGCTACATGGGCGCGGCCTCGCACTGGAAGGACTTACAAATCATAGGGGAGGTGGTGTCAGAATTATCCAAGAAATATGACTTTATGTTTGTAATCTATGGCCTAGTCGGGGCGCCACTCGAAGCAGAAATGTATTTCTACCAAAAGACCCTGTCCCATAACTTCGCACCAGAAAAAAATGACTACTACCGTTCCGCGCTAGGATTCTATCATCAGCTAAAGGAACTGAAGATGCAACATGTGCCTTTCATGCCCCCCGAACTGCATCCTATTGTTACTTCCCGAGTGGACTTTGATATCGGCCTAGCCCCTCTGGAAGATACAGTCTTCAATCGAGGTAAGTCTTGCATTAAATACTACGAGTACGCTTCGGTCGGCACAGTGGTACTTGCCTCGGATGTTTTACCGTACTCCGATGAAGTGCCTTATTTAGCTAAAAATACAAAGAAAGATTGGTACAACAAACTAGAGAAACTAATTGTCGACGAAGAATTCCGTAAGAAGATGTTGGAGAAACAACAAACCTGGGTGAAACAAAATCGAAGCCTCGAAGCTATTGGTCTACCCTGGGAACTCGCCTTACAAGGAGAGGGCATCAAGGGACTGACGGTGGCCAACCAGCGATGATCTACCTTTGGGAACATAATTCTGTTCTCTCTCCTTTTGTTCCACATACTAAAAATATAGAAGAAGCCGATACGGTCATAGTGTGGAACGATATCTATCCCGTAGAACGCAGTATAGTAGAGTACGCGCGTAGTCGAGGTAAGAAAACATACGTGATGATGCACGGCCGTCGCGGGTCTTCGCGCTACTATCCACCTTTTAACGAGCAGATCTATGCAGATAAATTTTTAGTCTGGGGGGAAGCGGATAAAAAAGCGTTGACCGAAGTGGGGCATCCGACGGACAAGATAGAAATAGTCGGTACACCCATATTGACGAAGTTAAAACAAAGGGTAAAACACAAAGGGGTGAATATCGTGTTCTCCCCAGAACACTGGGATAGACCGCTTGCGGAGAACGTACAAGTAAGGGACGAATTGCGTAAACTTAAAGGAGTAAAGATAACTACCAAACTAATTCATTCCGCTTCGCATACAGAAGAGTATGATAACCCGGTCAGGACTAAAACAAGTGACCCAGACCACCTAGACAAGTGTATCGATGTGCTTAAGTGGGCTGATCTGGTAGTAGGAATTTCCGAATCCACCTTTGAACTGATGGCTCAAGCCATGGATATACCTGTCGTCATTATGGCAGAGTGGGAGCCGAAAGCCTTCGGCGGAGATATGAGATATTTAACTTATCGAAGAGTTATTTCCCGAGCGGCTAAGCAGGCCAATCTGGAAAATTTATTAGAAACCATTAAACAACAGCTCAAAAATCCAGATGAACTTAAACAAGAAAGAAGAGAAGTTTGTAGGGAAGAAGGGGGGGAATGGCGAGGATTTAATCTACCGCAGTGAATTCCTGCTGAATGTTTTCAATCATTATATTCCTCAAGGGTTGACGGTGCTAGAAATAGGTTGCGGAGACTGTAGAAATATTGACTACCTACGGAAAGCGGGGTATAATGTTGATGGTATTGACAAAATCTATGGAACTTCAATTGAAGATTTCCCCGAAAAAAAATACGATGTCATCTTCTCCATGTCTACTTTCTTTCTCATCCCTCCAGAAAACAATTGGGTATTTGAAAAAATTGCTCGGATGGCTCAAAAGTATATTATCACCTTTGAAGGTGAGACAGGCGACGGTTATAAACTATGGGGCAGAAACTACACGGACGTATTTAAACCTTTTGGCTTTCAAGAACTATATTATCAAACGGATATCTTTAATGAATATGGTGTTTTGCGAGTCCTAAAGAAATGAGAACTGATTTATTTGACCAAGACGGCGTGCAAATTTATCAAACTCCGGAAGAGGTACAGAACCTAAAAGATATTTTGACTAAAATTCCCGCAGGGGACTTAATTGAAGTGGGTGTGTTTATGGGCGCTACCACTAAAGTGCTGGCCAAAACTTTTCCCGACCGAACCATATATGCCTATGATACCTTCGAGGGATTCCCCGACAACATCAACGTGGCGAAAGGAGACGACCAAAGATATAAAGTTGGGGATATGAAGGAAGCAACCTTAGAAGTGGTGCAAGAGAATTTAAAAAACTGTCCTAACGTAGAACTAATCAAAGGAACTTTCCCCGAGAGCGGAAACTCGATTAAATCCAAAAAGTTCGCCTTCGCGCACATAGACGTAGACACGTATGAATCCACTAAAGATACTTTGCAATTTATCTGGCAGAGAATGTTGCCGGGAGGGCTGGTTCTAATTCACGATTATCCCGCCCATAACGGAGTGAAGCAAGCAGTAGACGAGCTGGGTTTCAAGGGAGAGATATTAGGCGCGCGACAGTTGTTAATACAACATGACTAACATCATCGAGAAACTTTTTCCATATAATGCCACCCTGCTAGGGGAAGGCTATGATGCGCGTTTAAACATATTAAGAAAAGAATTATCATTAGAAATAATGGAAGTTCCATCCGGGACGGAGTTCGGCACCTGGACGGTGCCGGAGGAATGGGTAGTCCGGGACGCGTGGGTGAAATATAAAGGCAAAAAAATACTCGACTATAAAAAACAACCACTCTCTTTAGTGGTAGGTTCGTTACCTTTTAGTGGCAAAGTAGACTTAAAAGAACTAACCGAGCATTTATATTGGAGCGATGAGCGGCCAGATGCTACCCCTTACGTAATGAAGTACTACGAAAAGGTTTGGGGCTTTTGCTTACCGAAAGAAAAAAAAGAAAAACTCAAAGAAGGGGAGTATGAAATCTTTATCGATACTGAATATAAACCCGGGCACTTGAAACTAGCCGTGCACACCATTCCAGGAAAATCTGACCGAGAAATTCTACTCTTTGCTCATTTAGACCACGCCTTCCAAGCAAACGATAACCTATCGGGGGTAGCTTGCATGCTCGACATTAAGAACCGAATCAAGTCCGACCACACGATTAAAATAATCCTTTTACCAGAAACTATCGGCTCCATCGCTTATGCCCATATTGCCGATTTATCTAAAGTGGAATTCGTTATCGCGGTAGACATCTGCGGGAATGATAAACCTATTTTAATGCTCAAGTCCTTTGACCCGGAAGCGAAGATAAACCGAATCGCTCACTGTGCCTTACAAATGATCGGCAAAGGTTATAACAAAGGCAAGTTCCGCGCCACGATCGGTTCGGACGAAACGGTGTTTAATGATCCATTAATAGGTATACCTGGAATTTGCTTAACTACTCACGACAAAACTTGGTTGGACTACCACACTGAATTTGATACTCCAGATAAAATTGCGTTTGACAAGATAACCGAAATGGCCGACTTAATTCTGAAGATAATCGATGTAGCCGACCGGGACTACATCCCGAAACGAAACTTTAAAGGCCCCCTATTTAGAACTAAATATAAGCTTCAAAGTGGACTAAAGCAGCTTAATTTAAATTACGATTACTTTTTCTACCGAATCGACGGCAAGATTTCGCTGGCGGAACTTTGTGCTGACCACGAACTGAACTTTTCAGTAATGTATGAAGTGATGGAAAAAATTATTACCGACGGTAAGATAACCAAGGTCGAAATTACAAGTTAGGAGGTAGGAATGAAGTGTCAGAATTGCGTTGCATTACTCCTCACCCCACGCGAGATGATCTCGCGTCTGGTGTGGCAGATCGAGACTCGACGGGCAACCCTCAGCCAAATCCTGCACAAGTGTCCGGGGTGTGGCTGGGAAATCGTCGAGAAAAAGGAGGTTCTCAATCCGAACTATGAAAAAGAACTCCTTAACCCCTAGAATAGTTCTTTTACAAGGGAGCTTTGACATCATCAACTGGGGTCACGTCAAAGCCTTCCAGCGCGCGCGAAGTTTGGGGGATTACCTCATCATCGCGCTCAACTCGAACCGCCTGATTCGACAGTTCAAACGACGCAATGCAGTGCTTCCCTGGTATCAGAAGAAGTTCATCATTGAGTC